TATTAAAGCGCGGCACGGACTCTCTGTATTTGCGGTAAAGGTCGCACGAGAGGAGGAAAACGTAATCCTCGGCGGTGCCGTAGTCTTTCATACCGTCGTCGGAGGTCAAGTCCGATACAAACGGGAGGAGGTCGCCGCGGTTGAATTGTTCGAGGTATTCTCCGTTAAGGTATTTACGGAGCGAGGAGGTGCGCCAGTCGTTTTTATTGCTTTCGTCGAGCGGCATTTCGTCCTTGAGCAATTCCGAAACAATAGCAAGTATGCCGCCCTGCTCCTCTCCGAGAGCGGTAAACTTAACGCCGTTATACTCGAATTGCTCGCCAGGTTTCGGAAATTTGATTTTATCTTTTTCCGCACCCGCTACGGAGTCGTCCTCGGTGTAGTCCTCCTCGATTTCCTCGGGCGTGAAAATCCCGCCGAAAGCAAGAGCTAAAATTGCATTTGCTCTCTTTTGGTTGTCCTCTGCGTTTGTGTTGGCGGCTATATCGTCGCAAAGTGACTCAATAGCGCGTAAAATATTGTCGTTCATAACTTTTACTCCTTATCGTTATTAAAATCGGGGTTGCAATAGCCGAAATATTTACACCGTAAGCAACAACGCTTACAGCTTTTGCCTCTCGTAGTCCATAGCTTAAAGCGGGAGCGAAAGTCCCGCAGTTTTGCGGCGGCTGCTTGTTTGATTATGTAGTAGCATTGCCGCCCCGCCGATATACGCGAGTAGCCGAGGCGCTGCCTCTCGCGCAATTCTTTACGGCTGTATTTCCGCACGGCTCGCCTCCTAAAACTTGTAGGCATTAACGAGCCGCTCGAGTTCCTCAAACAGAGGGGCGATAACTCGCTTGTTTTGCCTTGCGTTAATAAGCTGCTTACCGAGAGCGTAAAAGGCGGCGAGCTCGCGCTCGGTGTCTTTTGCTTGCTCTACGAGCTTTCGGGCGCTCTTTACTTCCTGGCGTGCTGCTCTCATTTCGTCGTATTCTTTTGCCGTGAGCTGCACGCTTGCCGTAACGCCTTTAGGCTTGCCTCCGCCGCGGAGGACAAATAATCGGTTGCGGGTTGCGTCCTGGGAACGGTTAAGCTCGTCCGAGAGCTCGGCAATGGTTTTCCGCTCCTTTTGGTAGCCGTTCAGTAACAGCTCGTCCTCCTCGGGAGTCCAAGCTCCCGATTTAATAGCCCTCTCGGGTGTAAATTCGTGTCCGCATTGCGGGCACTTTACGGGTTTGCACATTGTGGCACCTCCTTTATTAAATACTTACGTGTTTTTTCGTCATATTCCGCAAGAGGCAGCGTGTTTATATCTGCGACTTTCTCTTGAGCTTTTATAAACTGCTCCCAATGCTTTTTAACTAATTCAACGGTGCCGCAAGCTAACCCTGTTCGAGCGTGCGTAATGTATATAGCGTTTTCTCCCTCGAGTGGCGGAGAGTCTGTAAAAAATTCAATTCCGTTAATTGTAATTTTCTTTCCTCTCTTTGCGGCTCGCCCGTGCCTTTTGTCTTTCGTATTTACGGCTATGAAGTATTCGGCTTTGTACTCCTTGTCGTCTTTGTAGTTTTCAAAGGTACCGCAAGCGTCGTACTCGTCAAGCTCTATCATATCCGCCATACATTCGTTGTCTTTGAGGTATTTACACTCCTCGTTATAACACCATACACTCGGCATTATTAAACACCTCCCGCTCCGTCTGTGAGCTGCTTTAATGGCTGTTCGTCTGATAGCCCTTTCATCATAAGTTCGAGCTTTAACAATTCCTCGGGAGAAAGCTCCGCTCCGCTTTCTCCGTCTTTGAGATTTCCAAAAATTCGGTGCTTTTGAAAAAACGCTTGTAGCAAAGCCTCTTTTTCTTTTTCCCAAAGCCTTACATAAAAGCTAAACAAAAACTCTATTTCCGCCTTTTGAGCAGCGGTGCAGCGCACGCGTAGGCGAGTACGGCAAGCTCTGCCGCTATGGTTATATTGCAAGTGGTTGAACGCGTTTTTATCGTCCGTAACTTTATATGCGGTCTGCATTAAAATACGGTCTTGCTCTTTGCCGTGGTATTCGAGGTCGTACTCTTGTATAACCTCGTCGTCGAGGTCGTCAAGCGTCATAGCATATTTTTTAAGTAATTTATCGAGTATAGCCTGGGCTTGCTCTTTTTCGCCGCCAACGCCGCGCAAGGCAAGGGCATATAGTTTCTTGAGGCGTTCTTTTTGCTCTGTCATTCTTGCGCCTCCTCTATGTAGTCGAGTGCCTCCTCAAGAGAGGATACGGCAGAGTCGAGAGCGTCTACCGCCGCCTCTGCTCTTTCGTAGCGTTCCGAGCTTTGGAGGTTTTCAGGCATATTGTCCTTGTATTCCTCCTCCTCGTCGTGCAACATCTCGAGGCGGTCTTTTGCCTCGGAGATAATGTCGTAGAGTTCCTGCAATTCTTTTCTGCGTACCTTGTTCATAACAAAATCACTCCGTTTTATTATTTATTTGCCGTAGCTTTTCGATTTCCTCGGCGGCGGAAATTTTCGTTTAAGGTTTTTTGCCCGAGTTCTGCGCTATAAGCCATACGCCCGTTTTTGTCAAGCTCGCCCGTTTCGCCGCGCTTTAGTTCTCTATATACGGTAACGTGATTTACGCCCAGGCGAGCGGCTATGTCGTTAATTTCGGCGTTTGCTGCGTACATAGTTTCAAGCTCTTTTCTTTGGTCGTAGCTCATATAGCGGATATTCAT